CGATCAGCTCCTGCATGTTGGTCAGCGCCGGACGCGCGAATGGGCGCGGCTCCATCTTGTGCGTTCCGTACTCCAGCTTCAAGCCGTAATTGGTGCCGATCACCACCGTGCCGGTCAACGTCGCCTCATTGTACTTGGTGCGAATGCTGCCAATCAAGCGGCCTGTATCAGACGCAGGAGCTTCACCAGGAGCCGATGCCTGATGCTTGACGCTGCCGCGACGGTAGACCCGTCCGGACTTTTCCCCCTCCAGGATCAGCCGGATCATCTCATTACGCACCATCTCAGTGCCGCGCACGACGCCGCGAAACGCAGCCTTGCGCAGCTTAGCCGAGAAGCTATCCGTATTGAATGTGATTTTGACCGGCATCGGAATTAAAACGCATTAACTGCAACGATGTTGCTATTGACGCCAAGCTGCACGTTAAGTCTGTTAACGTTGTTCACAGTGTCGAACTGCTCACGAGTGCCGATCACCTTACCGATGAAGTAGCGCACCGATCCCGAGGTTCCGCCAGACGGCATGTCGTTGAACAGCAGCTTGAAGGCATAGTCGAACACCGTGGTCTGCCCCACGCGCAGCAGCGACTGCCCGTCATTGGTGTAATCGATGCCCATGACCAGGGACATGGTGCCCGCGTTGCGCACACCCTTGAGCTTGGTGACGCGCGGGTTCTCAATCGCCGAGAAGGCGATTTCTGCCGCCTCGTCACCGACCTGCCCGAGGTTTTCCATCCAGGTGATCAGCACGTAGGACAGTCCAGTGAACTGCCCCAGCACAAAGTCGCTGGCCTGCTGCGCCGTTGGCGGACCAACGAAGAGCTTGGTACCGGCTACGGAAAAAATACCAGAACTGACAGGCATGGGTTTCTCCTTTGAGTTATCTGCCTGGATTAGCCAGATAGATGGTTAAACTGACTACCTTAGCGACGAACTGATCGTCCTCGACCGGAGCTATGATCGGTCCGGTGCAATGGATGTCCACCACATTCCACCCGTTGGGGATGCAGCCGCCCTCTTCGAACTGCTCGATCGGCAGCGAAGTGCGCTCGTGGTGGAACATAGTGTAGATCATCTCGCCGATGGTTTCGACGGCGCGATACGAGGCGGCATTGTCGTTCAGCGCGTAAACCCCGATGTCGCGGCCGACGATCGGGCGGCTGTCGTTGATGCCGTCCGCATCGGTCTTCCGCACGTTACCGGAGACCACGATCATCGGATACTGCGCACCAGCCGGGGCCGGACGCCGGGTAAAGATCGCAGGCCCGTCGAGATAGGTCGCCAGCATCGAGGTGATCGGCTCGCTACCGATCAGGGCGTTGCGGATCGGTACTGCCAAATCAGGGATTACAGGCACGCAAGACCTCCGTCACCAAGCCCGCATACTCACGCCCGGAATTGCCATCACCGCGTCACTCAGGGCATTCGGACTCCTGCGTCCGACCTTGGCCAGCGAGAACAGCGACGTAACCTCGACGATGTCCCCGCGCGCTGGCCAACCAGCGACATTGCCCTGACCAGCTGGCAGCGGTGGTGATGTCCCCGGACCGAACTCCTGTTCCTGGTCACTACCACTCATCTGGATCATGGTGATGTGCGTGCGATTCGGATACGGGCCAGCGCCCCAGAATTGCGGCAACGCCTGCTCGGCTGCTGTCGCACCGATGTAAGCGTTGCTGGCGAGGTAAGTGTCGATGCCAAGACAATCGAATAACGTAAGCCCTTCCGCTTCAACGATGGTCTTGATGTTTTGGTAAATCTGGTCGATGCGCGCATTGCCGTTCGCCGCCGTGTTGGGAGCCACGAGTCCAAGCTGATTCTGCGGGCCAGGGCCGGGGAGCTGCGCCTGAGTTAGCGGATTGATTCCGCGTATTCCTGCAACATACAGAAGACCGCCCGCCGCCGAGGCTTGGCCACGGTTGCCGCCAGCATTCCAACAACCGGCGTAGTTACCATTTCTAACATTTCTTTGAACGGCCATCCCGATCTGGAACCACTGGAAACCGGACCAGATATACAGATTTTGCAGCAGCGGTTCGAACCACACATCCCCATTAACCGGATTAGCCGGTGCTCCACCGACTCCGCTTTCGGTGATGCTCGCAAGTGACGTAGTCAGCTTGGCACCGTTGAGCGCTACCGGCGGCGCCGAGTTCGGGCTTATAAGGTTTATCGGCAATGGCATCGTCAATTCGCGAAAATCATCGACTTTGACCCACAACTTCTGCTGCGAATCCATCCACAGCGTGCCGACGCCACCGGACGGCGGTGCCGCAGCGACAATCACAGTCGGCGCCACCGCTATCCACGACAGCGTTAAGTAGTTCCACGTCAACAAAGCATTAGTAATGGTGTTGAACCAGACTTTTACCTGTGTTGGTGGCATGCTGCCGACGTACAGCGGATACGGCCCGCCCCAGAGGAATCCAGGCGGGAACATTGGACCAGCAGACGGCACTGGTGACGAAGCAGGCCATGGTCCTCCTGGAGCCGCGCCAATGGGAGGACAGCCAGAAGGAAGAAATGGAGGATAAGGACCGGGGGGCACATAGCGCCAAAGGGTGCCGTCCCACTGCCATTGGTCGAAGAAATCACCGGGATTCGGATTTGGCGGAAACGGAGGCATGGTCGTTTTCTCCTTTGTTAATATCAGGGCGTGATCAGCGCAGGCTTGACGATGAAACGGCCGACCGTCACCGTCACCTGATCGTTGTTGCCATCGGTGACTTCAGCTTCATGATACCACTGGCCGATCGGAGTGCTCATAGTATCATTCGGCACCAGATTGACGAGCAGGTGCCAGAAAGTACCATCGAAGGCGAAGACGATACCGCTGGGGCTGGTCTTCCGAACGAAGATGTCGGCACCTACTGATTCCGCGGTCTTGCCCGCCCACCACTGAGCGCTGGCACCCGCCAGCGAAACCGGATTGCCGCAGCGGTCCTGCACCTTGATGTTGATCTGATGGGTGTCACCCTGCCAATGGACGACATCCTGACCGGTCGCAGGCATATGATCACGTCACTCTTCTTTGAGTACGTCGAGTACGTCGGCTTCGCCGATTAGATAGGTGACCTCGCCGATTAGTATCGGCAGGATCGGCACCAGCGGCATTTCACCGATTCCCAGTTCTGCGAAAGCGTTGATACCATCAAACATGCTAAACCACCCCAAGTAGGGTCCAGGAGCCTTTGGTGAGAGCGTCTCCATTCGGCGGGTTCACTTGCGCTTTTATTCCATAAGGGAGGAATCTCAGCAAGTTTATGCGCCCAGGCACCGGAGCGACTTTGGCACTGCGATTGACGGTTGCGAACCAATTCCAGAAGCTGCCAGCATTATCTACAGATACACCACGCAGGCACGGGTAGCCGGTGGCTTCGCCAGGATCGATCATTATCGTTCCTGACCCAAAATTACCGGATGTCAACGGTGGCGCAACGCTGATCACTGCATCTGGAAATGATGGAAGCAGCAACGACGGCAAAGCAACAGGCACATAATTCATGTAGCTATCGCGGTGGACAATATCGTTCAAGAAAGTGCTGCCGCCGTTAGCACTCCATGCGCATGCAAACAGCTGTTGGGGTTGAGCAAAGGCAAGACCACTGAACCGCAGCTCGAACATGAAATATCCGGACGGCAATGGAACATCGAACGAACTCACTGAAGCTACTAGTGTGCTCCCTGCTACCTTGATCAACCCCATATCCTCGGCGAGCGCCGTCATCCGGATTATCGGGGGAGCGCTGAAATTGACCTCGGAGTTGTTGGCACTGGAGCTATACTTGACGACGCTGCGGACCAAAGTGTTTCTCGCGGCGACCCAAGTGCCGTAGCCGACCTGCCACTGACTACGGTCGATCAGTTCAGCAGCATAACCATACAGGACTCCGTCCACCGCCCCCGCCAGAGCCGGGGTCAGATAGCCCTGAACGGGAGCGACGACCGCCCAATCCGCAAGACCGCTTGCTGCGGGTGTCCAAATACAACGGTCGAGGAAGGCCATCTTAGTCAATCTCCTCGAACATACCGAGTAGATAAGTGAGTGCTCCGATGCGAACGACAACTCTACGCGGCCGCGGCTGTTGCAGCAACGGATCAGGAAGCTGCCAAGATGCGGATATAACCGGCATCCACTTCGCGATATTGCCGAATGGCGGGTGGTCTACCCGCACTGCGAGGAATGCCGGATTGAGCTTGCCTTGCTCTTGCGGCTTCGGATCGGGCGGTTGCCATTGCCGCAGGATGCTTGGCAATCCGGCGAAGCGGCCGGGGTTGCTGAACGGCGGATTATCTACTCGTACCGCGAGGAACGCAGGACTGAGCTTACCTTGCTCTTGCGGCTTCGGGGCAGGAGGTTGCCACATCGCCAGGATGTTCGATAGTCCGGCAAAGCGACCAGGATTGCTGAACGGCGGGTTGTCAATCTCGACTACAAGAAATGCCGGACTCAGTTTGCCCTGCTGTTGCGGCTTCGGATCAGGAGGCTGCCACGCCGCCAGGATGCTAGGCAATCCTGGAGCACGACCGCGGCTGCTGAACGGCGGGTTGTCAACTTCCAAGACCACGCCGGGAGTGAAGGCTCGCGGCACCACCGGCAACGGGTCTGGTGGTTGCCAAAACTGATAGCCGGGAGGCAAGGCGCCGCCTCGCACCGGAGGGTTGTCAACTACCGAGATCACGCCAAGAGTGAAAGCCTTCGGCACCACCGGCAAAGGATCAGGCGGTTGCCAGAATTGGTAACCAGGAGGCAAGGCCCCGCCACGCACCGGAGCAACAACTGGCGCTACTGGAACAGCTACAGCCTTGATTGCCAAGGTCGGCTGCGGATCAGGCGGTTGCCAGAAGACCGGCGGCAGCAACAGAGGACGCGACAGCACCGGAGCGACAACTGGCGCTGCGGTCTTAACCAACAGTATCGGCTGCGGATCAGGTGGCTGCCAGAACGGCCACTCGGGCAATTTGGTGATTCGTTTGGGCGGGTTGTCAATCGAGAAGCCTGGAATAGCTGCTGACTTGGCCAACAGCGTCGGCAACGGATCGAGCGGCTGCCACTGGTAACCGGGAGGCAAAGCGCCACCGCGCACCGGAGGGTTGTCAACCGAGAAGCCTGGAATGGCCGCGGTCTTGGTTGCCGAGGTCGGCAACGGATCGGGTGGCTGCCAGAAGACCGGCGACAACACCGGACGCGACAACAGCGGAGCGAGCGGTGCGAGAATTCCAGGCGACAACAGCCGAGGCAGCGTCGGCAGCAGGTAATCGACAAACCAAGCCTGCACCGAAGGACGCCAGTCACGGACACCGAAGATCGGGTTGTCCACCCGCACCGCAAGGAACGCCGGATTGACCCAGCCTTGCTGCTGCGGCATCGGGTCTGGCGGCTGCCACGTCAACAAGATCGGCGACACCCAAGCCGCACGCCCGAGGCTGCTGAATGGCGGGTTGTCTACGCGCACTCCAAGAATAGCGTTACTGAGCTTGCCCTGCTCCTGCGGCTTCGGGTCGGGCGGCTGCCACGTCAACAATACGATCGGGAGCACCGGCGAGCGGCCGGGATTGCTGAACGGCGGATTATCGACCTCTACAGCCGTCAAGCTCGCATTCAACAGCTTCGGCATCGTCGGCAATGGCGGATACGGGTCCCAGAACTGGTAACCGACCGGAAGCCTGGTGCCGATGACAGGAGGATTGTCAACTGACACTCCTGGCGTAGCCATAGTCCTGATTGCCAAGGTTGGCAGCGGATCGGGTGGCTGCCAAAATTGGTACCCAGGAGGCAAAGCCCCACCACGAACAGGCGGGTTGTCAATAGACCGTCCGGGTTGCGCAATCGTTCTGATTGCCAAGGTCGGCTGCGGATCAGGTGGCTGCCAGAACGCCACTCGGGCGGCTTCCCAAGCCTGACCGGTGGATTGTCAGCCGAGAAGCCGGGAA